GTAGTCTCCGATGGCCTCGGACTCGCGCTGCTTGCGCAGGCGCTCGGTCTTCTCGAAGTTGGTGCGGCGCTTGATGTCGTCGCGGATGGACTTCAGGCGAGCTAGTTGCTCGGCTTTGATTGATGTTGTCATCATAGGTTCCTCGTTACAAGTGCAGCGTGAGACGGCACGCTGCTGACCGCTTGGTGAGACAGCTGTCTCACCACTTTTCTCGTATGCACACATTGTACGCATATCTTTTGGTCTCGCATTATGAAATTGGCAAGGCTGTAGATAACTGTACTAAAAAATTGCCACCGGAAACCCCAATGAATACGCGGGTTTGCGCGGTTGCAGTGCAGGGTATCCAGCAAAATTGGAGAACATACCTACACCCCCGTTAGTTATGTGTTGCTCTGATGTACGTACGTACATTTACATGTACACATATATATAAATACTTTTCTTTAAGTATATATATAGCTGGCTGTTTTGCCCTGCTTTGCGCCAACGCTAGCATTGGCGCGGGTTTCGGGGTGGCAGAAATTTAGGAGACTTATCTACGCTCAGGGACAGTTGCCTAATTGTCGTCGGCGGGCTGTTTGGGCGACAATTGCCTCCAAAGTGGGACAGCTGTCTCACTTGGCGCGGTACACCACGTCGAGTGCCTTGCGAGCGAGGTCACGCCAGTAGTCTTGGCTTATCAGGGAGGCGCTTGTCCAGTCGGGCGCGTCGATGGTCTCGTGGGCGTAGCGCATCATCGCTTCAAGAACGAAGGCGCTAGCCAGCGGGTTGTCCTCCATAAATTTTTTGATTGCGAGGGGTTGGTTTACACGTTTGACGTTAGCCATTTTGATTCTCCAAAGGTTATGCACGAAGCGCATAGATGCATGCGCCGTGCGGTTTGACATGAAACGAAACACCGGCAAAGCCCCGTTATCAGGACTCGCCGGAGAAAACTAGTGAGACAGCTGTCTCACTTACGCGGCCAGCGCCGCCTTGGCAGCCTTGGCGTCACCGCCAAACGCCTCCAGCAACGCCTTGACCGCCGCCTTCTGCACACGGGACAGCTTGACCACGGTCTTGCTGCTGGTCGCTGGGCTGCTCGGGTAGATGCTTGCAAGCAAGCGGTTGCAGTCGCGCTTGGCGGCGCACTTGCTGTTCGCCCACTTGCCGTCAGCGTAGGTCTCGCCGTAGAACGCAGCCCACATAGGGGCAATGACGGCCTTGGCTTCATCCCTAGACACGTCCTTGAGCAACGGGCGAAGGGTATCTACCGATGCCTTGAACGATGTGAGAGCGTGCCTGCCAAGCACGACCGCATCGTAGGCATTGTTGAGGGCTTTGGTGATTGCATTTAAGTTCATTTAGTTTCTCCTTGGTGAGACAGCTGTCTCACTTGTTGACGTCCCGCAGCAGAGCCAGTCCCTACCGCATCGACAAGTCTATTTTATGTGAAGGGGTGCAGCTAAGCCCCTGTTTGTGGTATAAGGCGACCCCACCGTGGGGGTATGCCCCCTTTTTGACGTGACGATGCGATACGGCCTTAAACACTGTTTCTCAACCGCACAGCCTATTTTGTAAAACCTTAGACAAAATACCCCCCCCCTTGTTGTAGAAATGCAACACCCAAAAAAATTTTAAAAAAAATCCCCAGAACCTTGCGGGCTGGGGATAAGTTCAAGGGTCACCTGAACGAGGAGAAGCAAATGGACACAGCGTACAACCGCTCTGCACAATCACCGAAATGAAGTATATACTACGCCCAACGAGGCTGCAAGTAAAAAGGGCTTACGCATGTTGGAACACTTGATAGATTTTGACCCGGAGGTGTTTGAGCACACTCCCAAAACTACGCTGAGCGCCGAAAAGGCAAGCCCAGAGCAACTGCTTGACGCCAAAATCGCCACCAACGACTGGCTAAAGAATCTAGGCGCTGTAGATTCAGAAGAGATTGCCAAACCCTTGGACACCAAGGCAGCGCAGACAGCCTTTACCAACATCATCTCAGCAGCTCCCCCAGAGAACACAGTAGCGGCAATAGCCAATGTGAAGACGCCTGCTGCAGTGCAGCATTTAGTGGGCATGTTGACAGCCTACGACTGGGAGTTTGTGAACCAAGCCAAGGAGCTACGCGGCTACGTAGTCGCCCAACTGGTCGAGGAAACAAAAAGTACCAACGCCAATATCCGCCTCAAGGCGCTTGGGCTTCTGGGCAAGGTGACTGAGATCGGGCTGTTCACCGAGAAGATTGAGATCAAGAAGGAAGAGCTTACCGACAACGAGCTTGATATGCGTATCAAGGAAAAGCTCAACCGGTTCATGGGTGTTGTGGACGTGCAAGACGTTATCGTCAATGAAACTTGACAAAATAACAACACTCAGCAAGGCAGAACTAGAAGCGCTCATGCGAGCGCTGCCCACGATGTCGCTCCAAGACAAGATGGAGTTGTTCGACGATTTGGAAATTCGAGAGCGTCGAGCGTCCCTTATGGCGGCGCAAAACAACATGCTGGGTTTTGCTACGGCGGTTTACCCCGGGTTCAAAATAGGGCCGCAGCACAGGAAGCTCGCCAAGATATTTACGGACGTTATTGAAGGTAAAAAGAAGCGCGTGATTATTAATATCGCGCCTCGTATGGGTAAGTCCGAGTTCAGTTCTTACTTATTCCCTGCATACTTTCTAGGTAAATACCCTGATAAGAAGATCATTATGGGCACCCATACTGCGGGTTTGTCCGAAGACTTCGGTCGGCGCGTGCGTAACTTACTGGATACGGAGGAGTACCATGACATTTTCCCTGATACGCGAGTGGCTCAAGACCAAAAGGCTGCAGGTAAATGGTCTACTTCTGCAGGCGGGCAGTATTATGCTGCTGGTGTCGGAGGCGCTCTTGCCGGTCGTGGTGCTGACCTGTTTGTTATTGATGACCCTCATTCTGAGCAGGACGTAAAGGTCAATAGCCGTTTGGCGTTTGATACCGCATGGTCTTGGTTCCAAACAGGCCCGCTGCAGCGCTTGATGCCGGGCGGGGCGATCATCATTGTGATGACACGGTGGTCGCTTTTAGACCTTACAGGTCGCTTATTGACATATCAGGCCAAGAATCCTGACTCAATTCCTTGGGAAATCGTGGAGTTGCCCGCCATTCTTAATGAGGACGAGGACAATGAGAAGTCGCTTTGGCCAGAGCAATGGCCACTGGAGACGCTCAAAGCTACGAAGGCCAGTATCGAGCCCCGGTATTGGAACGCGCAGTATATGCAGCAGCCAACGAGCGAGAATTCTGCGCTGGTTTCACGCAAACACTGGCGTGTTTGGGAAAGCGACTCCCCTCCAAGGTGCGAATACATCCTACAAAGCTGGGATACGGCGCACGAAGTAAAGAATACCTCGGACTACAGCGCCTGCAGAACGTGGGGCGTGTTCTACAACGAGGAAGAGGGCGACAGTCCGCAGGTAATTCTGCTGGATGCGTTCAAAGACCGCATGACTTTTCCAGAACTCAAGCAAGTAGCGCTGAAACACTGGAAAGAATGGGAGCCAGACGCGTTTATTGTGGAAAAGAAAGCCGCCGGTGGGCCACTTATCCAAGAATTACGGGCAATGGGGATCCCTGTGCAGGAATTTAGCCCCAGCCGGGGCAACGATAAGATGGTGCGGCTCAATGCCGTTGCTGATTTATTCACCTCTGGTAAAGTCTGGGCTCCAGATACACGCTGGGCGCGGGAAGTAATTGAAGAAATTGCGTCATTTCCCGTTGGGGAAAACGATGACTACGTAGATACTACGACCCAAGCCTTGCTGCGTTATCGCCAAGGCGGGTTTATTTCGTTAGACTCGGATGAGCAGGACGACCCACATAGGCTAGCCCGTAGGCCAACCGCATACTACTAAGGATATTAAATGGCTGTTGATAAAGGCTTGTACCAAGCCCCCAAAGGAATTGAGTCGCTGGCTCAGGATGAAGAACCCATCGAGATTGAGATCGTAGATCCAGAAGAAGTGCATATCAGTGCAGACCCGCTGGAGATCGACATCGAACCGGCGCAAGACAGCGAGTTCGGCATTAATTTGGCCGATGAACTGGACGAAGGTTCCCTGACAAAGTTGGCGGGAGAGCTATCGGGCGACATTGACAACGATAAAAACAGCCGTAAAGACTGGGAAAAAACATACACCGAGGGCTTGAAGCTGCTCGGTTTGAACTACGAAGAGCGTACGGAGCCTTGGAACGGGGCGTCTGGCGTGTTCCACCCCATGATTACTGAGGCGGTGGTGCGGTTCCAGAGCGAGACTATTACGGAGATGTTCCCTGCAGCGGGGCCGGTTCGCACCAAGATTATTGGTAAAGAGACGCCTGAGAAATTGCAGGCAGCGCAGCGTGTCGAGGCTGACATGTACTACGAGCTGACGGATGTTATGCGAGAGTTTAGGCCTGAGCAAGAACGCATGCTCTGGAGTTTACCTGCAACGGGCTCGGCTTTCAAGAAAGTTTACTTTGACCCCAGCCTTGACCGGCAGGTGTCGATGTTTATCCCCGCCGAGGACATTATTCTCCCCTACGGCACGACCGATTTGGACACTTGCTACCGCATCACGCACGTCATGCGCAAGACCAAGAACGAGATCGTCAAGCTGCAGAAGGCGGGGTTCTACCGCGACTGCGACTTGGAAGAGCCGACCAAGCAGTCTACGGATATCCAGAAAGCCAAAGACAAGGAAACAGGGTTTACGGATATCAATGACGACCGGTACACGCTGTATGAAGTCCACGTTGACTTAGACATAGATGGGTATAACGATGAAGAAGACGGCGAAGAGACTGGTATAGCGCTGCCCTACGTCGTGACAATGGTTAAGGGCTCCAATCAGGTGCTCGCAGTTCGCCGTAACTGGTTGGAAGAAGATGACCTCAAACTCAAGCGCCAGCATTTTGTCCACTACCAATACATCCCCGGCTTTGGTGCGTACGGCTTCGGCCTATTCCACCTTATTGGTGGGTTCGCGAAATCGGCTACCAGTATTATGCGACAGCTCGTGGACGCGGGCACACTTTCCAACCTCCCCGGTGGACTTAAGTCGCGTGGACTCCGAATTAAAGGAGACGACACTCCCATCGCCCCCGGAGAGTTCCGAGACGTAGACATTGGTTCGGGAGCGCTGCGGGACAATATCCTCCCCCTTCCGTATAAGGAGCCCAGTCAGGTTCTGTACACCCTGCTGGGTAACATCGTCGAAGAAGGCCGTCGTTTCGCGTCCACGGCTGATATGAACGTGAGCGACATGTCTGCACAGGCACCGGTTGGCACTACGCTGGCCCTGCTGGAGCGGCAGTTGAAAGTGATGTCGGCGGTTCAGGCGCGGTTGCACTACAGCTTCAAGCAGGAGTTGCGCCTGCTGGCGGGCATCATCCGCGACTACACCGACACTAACTACGAGTATGAGCCAGACGGCGACACTGATGCCGCCCCCGCCCAAGGAGCTAAGCAGAGCGACTATGACCACGTAGACGTTATCCCCGTCAGCGACCCTAATGCGGCTACCATGAGCCAGCGGGTTGTCCAGTACCAAGCGGTCATGCAGATGGCGCAGTCGGCACCGGACATTTACAACATGCCCCAGTTGCATCGCAACATGCTCGAAGTGCTGGGTATTAAGAACGCGGACAAGCTGGTTCCCCTACCGGACGACCTTAAACCAACTGATCCGGTCACGGAAAACATGGCGGTTCTTAAAGGCGAGCCGGTCAAAGCGTTCCAATACCAAGACCATCAGGCGCACATGCAGGTGCATATGTCCATGCTGCAAGATCCAACCGTAATGCAGGCCATCGGGCAAAACCCCAAGTTCCCGATGATTCAGGCAGCTCTGATGGCGCATATTGCCGACCACACAGGGTACATGTACCGCAAACAGATCGAAGCGCAGCTAGGCATGCCCATGCCTGCGGAAGACGAGAAACTGCCGCCCGAGATTGAGCAAGCCCTATCAAGCATGCTGGCGCAAGCCGCACAGCAGTCACTGCAGCAGAACCAACAGCAGGCGCAACAGCAGCAGGCGCAACAGCAAGCGCAAGACCCGTTGGTGCAGATGCAGCAGCAGGAACTGCAGCTAAAACAAGGCGAGTTGCAGATTAAACAGGGGCAGTT